GCCATGTTCTGGGCGTTCGGGCCGTTGCCGCGAGCCATGAGGGCGTTGTTACCAATGTACGGAGCGTCGTCCGCCACGTTGGTGAACAGCGGGCTCTGCCCTGGGCGGTCGACGCGGCGCGGAGCGCCAGGGTCGGTGGCCGGCGACGCTGCACCGGCAGCTGCTGCGGGCGGACCGGCGAAGGTGTCTTCAGGACGGATCTGAGTAGGTGCGCCCGGCGCGGTCTTGCGCAGGGTCGTCGGGGCATCCTCGGGCGTACCCTCAGCGGCTAGGCGCCCAGTGGCGCCGATGAGCTGGCTGCCGAACTGATTGCGCAGGGCCCGGTCGTACGCCGTAGACACGGGGGCTTTGCCCGGCACGACGTAGTCGAGCGCGTTCGCGGCGAACGAGCCCAAGTCCATCCCGGCCTCCAGAGCGCCCTTCGATGCGCTACGCCCCGCGCCGGCGAGGTCGCCCTTCTTTAGGGCGCCCCAAGTTCCTGCTGCAGACGAGTCGACGTCGGGGTCGTCGATCTTGTAATCGTTGAAGTGGGAGACGACGTCGGCGCCGACAGCCGCCGGCACCGCCTTGACCGCAAAAGCGGCCAGTCGGCCACCCGCATAGGCGCCCTTCGAGAGGGCGCCCGACTCGGCCGCAAGGCCTGCGCGGATTCCTGGGCGGGCAGCCGCCTGGGCAGCGGAGGGGGGCGTCGCTGCGGGCCCGCGCGCCATATCCGCGTACGCAGCCCGGGCCTGGGGGTTGGCCATGCCAGGGTTGGTCGGTCCTGGGGGCGGCGTAGGCGGCGCGGCGCGTGCGTTGCGCGCCAGATCGTCGGCCATGTTGCCGACGGGCGACTTGGGCGGGAGAGAGTTCTGGCCCGTCAGGTTGCGGGCCATGCGGTCGAGCGGGTCGAACCCGTCGGCCGCGCGGAGGCTTACTTGTTGAGGATGATGTAAGCGAGCGCCGCCAGGAACCCGAGCTTGATCGCCCACGACAGCCATGCCGGCAGGTTGGTTCCGTCCTTCCAGCCGTGCCGCATACTCTTCGCCAGTTCCTTGATCGTGCCCATACTCACCTCCACGTAGACCGCCATGGTAGCGCAACGCCTTCGCGTCCGCCTCCTCCACCGTCTTGCCGCGGGCGGCCAGGGTCTCGGCGCGCAGCCCCGACAGCTGCTCGCGCAGTCCGGGGTTGTCGTCGATCATGTCGTTGGAGACGACAAACTCGCCCGGCTCGTACTTGGCGGGGATCTTGTCGCCCGTGCCGGTACCAGGGACTACGCCGCCGTCCTGGAAGCGGATGCCCGCAGGGTTGTCCGGCGTAGCGTTGGGGTTCGGAGGGGGAGGTGCCGGCGCACGGACTGGCGCAGACGCTGGCGCGGCCGGAGGAGGGGGAGGTGCGTCTGCCTCACGCAGGCGCTTGGCCGTGGCGTCGGGGCGCATGACTTTCTCCGCCCAGTTGCGGAGGAAGCTGCCGCCGTCAGCGAGTCGGAGAGAGGGTTGCGGGCGCTGGGCCATAGGTGTTCCTTGGTTGGAACACCTTCATGGCCATGAGGCTCCGGTGCGGTACGGGGATTTTACCCGGTCTTGGGCTGGGCGGTCACTGCTGTTCGGCCACGACCAGCGAGTTCATGCCGGACATGGCGGTCCGGGCCAGCCCGACGTACTGGTCGGACGAGGCGATGGCGAGCTGGGTCACGGCGGTTTGCCAGTTGCGCATGCTGTCGGCCTGGGCCACTTTGGACTTGAGCTGGATGTCGGCGTAGCTCACGGCCACGTCGGCTCGGGTCTTGTAGTAGGAGGCAGCCAAGTTGGCGTAGCTCACGGCAGCTTGGGTCTCGGCCTGGAAGGCGGCCAGTTGCTGGCGTTCGTTCTCCAGCTTCGTGCGCGCCACGTCGCCCCGAGCAGACACGACCGCAGCATAGGCACGCACCGTGCTCTCGTACTGGCTGGCGCGGGCCTGGTTCGTGGCAGCAGTAGCGCGCACGGCCTCGGCCTGCCCCTCGATCTTGGCCTTCCAGCCGGTGGTCTCGGCCCCGTATGCCTGGACCTGAGCCGTGAACAGGCCGACCTTCGCCTGCTCACCGTCGAGCGCGGCGCGGTAGCCCTGCCACTCAGAGTTCTTGGCCTGGGTCAGCGCGGTGTACGCCTGGACCTGGGAGCCGAACAGTTCGAGCTTGAGCTTCTCCATGTCCGCCTTGGCGGTGATGGCGTCGATGCGCGAGCGGTACACGTCGGCCAGCGACTTGAGCGAGTCGATGCGGGCACGGTACACACTGACGCGGGCCGCGTCCACCTGGACCATGGCCTGCAGCGCATCGATCTCGGCCTTGTACAGCTCGATGCCGGCCATCGCGCCGCGCAGACGCACCTCGTAGGCCTGGACCTCGGCGCGGTAGCCATCGAGCGCCACACTGTAGGCCTTGACGGCAACGTTGTAGCTCTCGACCAGCAGGCCCACGACGGCCTTGGCGTACTCCAGCGCCTGGCCGTTGATCTGCACCAGGTTGGAGTGGTAGTTGATCGCGGCGTTGATGATCGTCGTGCGCAGGCCGGCGCTGGTGGTCACGGCGAACTGCAGGTTCTGCTGCTCCATTTCGGCCTGCTTGATCGCAATGTCGATGCTGGCGCGTGCCAGGTTATCTGAGGCCGCCTGGCGGGCAGCCATGATCGTCGTGTGGACAGCGCCGGTCGGCAGAGTGAACCCCCGGGCCGCAGCCTCATTCCAGGCGGTGTCGCGCACGCGCTTGTACTCGGCGGTCAGCTTGTCGCGGTTGCGCTCATAGATGGCGTTCTCGACTGCAGGGTTCAGGGCCGTGCCGCCGTCGAGGTAGCGCTGGAGCTGGGACTCGATGCGCGCCATCTGGCTGTGGTACTCGGGGTTCATCTTGGCGATGAACTGGTCCACGCGCCCTTCCAGCAGCGCCACCATCGTCGGGTGGATGCCTCGGAAGGACTGCTCCATCTTCAGGTCGAGGTCGGTGGGCGCCAGCGTGGTGTTCACCGGCACGACTGCGTCGAACCCCGGCAGCGCCACCGTAGGCTTCTCGGGCGCGGCGCGGTCGACGATCACCGGGTCGACGAAGGTTGGGTTCACGAGCTGGTCGGGCGGCTCGGGGAACACGATGTTTGTGTTGATTGCCGGTGCCTGCTCGTGGAAGCCCGGCAGCGCGCTGGGCGTGGACGGCATCGACAGCGTGGGCGTGATAGCTCGCAGCGTGGGCGCCCCGCTCGTATCGATGCCACCCACGTCCTGGTAGGCCGGCGCCACCCCGGGTTCCGGGGGCACCACGAACTCTGCGCTGTCGATGCTCGGCATGCTGGGCAGGTTGGGCAGTCGGAGACCACCGTCGCCGACGGTGATCTCCGGCGCCTCGATCGTCATGTACCCGACCGCGTTCACGAGCGCGGTAGTCAGTTCCATCGCTCGGGTGGCGGTGTCCACCGTGTCCTCAGCGTAGCTCTTCGCGTCCTCGATGAGGGAATCTACATCGGCCATTAGATGCTCCTTGTGAGTTGGTTGACCTCGAACTTGAGGTCGTCAAGTGCCAGTTCGCCGTCGCCCTCGATCTGGAAGGCGTAGTAGCGGGCGGCCAGGCCGCGCCCAAAGGGCTGGCGGTAGTTCTGCGCCGTGGCGCCCCGGGGTGTGGAGTACGAGTAGTGGTTGTCGAGCTTCTCGCCGGTAAAGACGGTGAACAGGGCCGACGGTCCGAGGCGCCCGCCCACGTAGCAGCTCACGGGCGTCTTCTTGGTCTGGGTGCCGAAGTCCGTGGTGGATGTGCGCACGCCCCAGTTGATCGGGGCACCCGCGTCGGTGTCGCCCTCTAGCAGGTAGAGCCCGTCGGTCGCAACGCCGTAATACCTGTCGCCGAAGCGCACGATCTGGGTGAAGGGGAAGTCCGTGTAATGGGTGACTTCGTTGCCAGCGTCCGCCTGGTTGGGACCGCGCAAAGTCGTGTGCAGGTTCACGGCGTAGGCCTCGTAGAGAGCCTGAATGACCTGCGCAGCCTGTGCGGAGGCTCGGGCCATCGGGGCCGTGACGTCCACCTGGATGGACGGCAGCAGGTAGGCCACGGGCGCGGTGATGTCGGCCACGAAGCCCCGGCGCGTGCTGGCGCTCGCCTCCACCCGGGCCATGGGTGCGGTCAGGATAGCCCGCAGGTTTCGGCCCGTGGAGGCGCTGGCCTCGACGGTCGGTACGGGGGCCACGGCCTGCGCCCAGGCCCCGGTGCGGGCCGCCAGCGTCGCCATCGGGGCGGTGAGGATGGCTTGCAGGGCGCGACCGGCCGTGGAGCTGGTCTCGACCGTCGCCATCGGTGCGACGAGGTCAGCACGCAGCATGCGGGGCACGGTGGCTGAGGACTCGACCGTTGCCATGGGTGCGGTGAGCAGCGCCTGCAGCCCCAGGTGGGTGGACACGGTCGCCATCGGCGCCGTGATGTCTACCGAGAACGCTGGGGCGACCACGGCGCGCACGTCGGCGTCGGCCATGGGCGCGGTGGCGGCGATGCGCGAGCCGGTACGGACCGTGGTGCTCGCCAGCGGCGCGGTGATGATGGCGGACAGGGTCGTCATGGGTTATCCCTTCGGTGCCGCGATCAGGCGCGGGGAGGAAACGCGGAAGGTGTAGCGCTCGGACATGCCGCCGTCCGGGTAGATCGTGGTGCAGGCGGCGTTACTGAACATCATGTCGTTGGCGTCGCCGAGCAGACACCAGCCGGGCCAGGCCTGGTGGCGATTCAGGATGGTGCTGTCCGGGAACAGCATGCCGCCCGAGTGATAGGACGGCAGGCGCCGGTAGAGCACGGAGCCGTCCTTCCAGGTGATGCCCAGCGTGTACTCGGTCGTGCTCAGCGAAGACGGAGTGGTGTAGTTCTCGACGCTCTGGGTGTGGAGTGAGAACGTCGGCAAAACCTGTTGGATAAGGAGCGGGTCGAACTGTTTGGGCGTGTTGGTTTCCTCGGCCACGGCGGCGTGCTCCGTCTGGGCCTGGTTGTACAGCTCGACGAAGGTCGTCTCGACTTTCTTCTTGCCGCGCTTGATGCACACGACGTCCACAGCGAACCACTTGAACTGAGAGGCGCTGAGCAGCGTGCCGGTGTTGCACCAGCGCCCTACAGTGGAGTCGGGTTTGGGCACGCCCAGCGTGTTGTAGAAGGTGTTCGTGTCGAAGACCGCCCAGCTCCCGTTGGGGTGGACGTAGAAGGTCGAGTCGACCATCGGCAGGCGCAGGTAGTTCAGGCTCTCGCGCACAGCCATCAACCAGCCGGCGGGGTACCCGTCCAGTCCGTTGGGCGCGGCGGCCCAGACTAGGGCGAAGTTGACGCCTTCGCCGAACCACATGGTGGCTTTGGTGCGCAGCGGGTTGGTCGTGCTGCTGGGCGCCCACTCGGCGCGCATGGCGGCGGGGGTCCATCGCGTGCTGGTGGTGATCTTCACGGCGGTGTCCGGCACGCTGTAGGGCACGTTGACCATGTCGTCGGTCGTGCGCGCCTGGATGGCGGCGGCCAGCGCCGCCAGTTCTGCAGGGATGTCAGGGGGCACGAGTACCTTTTCGAGCTTGCCCTTCACGACGACGTAGTTGTATGGGCGGGCCGTGATGAACGTGTCGGTGTACTCGCCCTCGTACCAGGCCGGAACGGTCTCCCCGGGGAAGTAGCTGCCCCGTGCGACGGTGCGGCTCGGCCCGTTGGTCGTCGTCATCAGCCCCTGCATGTGGAACGACAGGGTGCGGAAGTCCAGCCCGCGCACCCAGCCGCGCATGTTGGAGAACACGGCGCCGGTAGTGGATGCGTTGCGCACGCGCAGGGCCTTGGAGAGGAAGTGTTCCTCGCCCTCCCCCCCGACGTCGGAATGCACCTCGACCTCCAGGACCAGCATGTCGCCGGGGGCGGCGTTCGCGCCCTCGACCTTGTGCCACAGGTAGCCCGCCGCCAGGGGCAGGTTGGCGACGTCGGAGGTCGGGTTGACGATAGACCCGATGACGACGGTGAAGTCGAAGTCTTCAGGGTCCGCCCCCTCCAGCTTCGTGATCGTGAGCGTGGCCTCGATCACGCCAGGGCCAGCGAAGTGCCGCGCCAGGCCGAGGCCCTCGTAGGCGTTGCCGAAACCACCCGCGAAGGGGGCCATGCCGGTCGGGACCGGCCAGGGGTTGTTGTACTGGCAGTAGCTCTCGTACTCGCCCAGGGTCATCGGGGCGGGACCGCTCGGGTAAAGGGCGGTGTACCAGCCGGTCTCGAACGCACCGAAGTCGGCGCGGGCGTAAGCGACGGTGCACGCACGGGTGCCCAGATGGTTGAACTCCCAGCGGAACTCTGGGTTCTTGGCACCGATGGCGATGTGGTCGGCGCCCTGATCCTTGAGCTTGGTGGTCGCGCTGTCGCCGCGCCACACCCACGCCGGGTAGGTCGGTGTGACCTTCTTGTGGTTCGTGGCGAGCAGATTCGGGACCGGCGCAGAGCCGACGTCGAGGCTCACTTCGCCCATGGCGCCGAGCGGGAATGCGTACCAGCTCCCGGAGGCGTCCACATAGACGCCGTATTGGAAGGCCGTACCGTCCTTCTTGACCTCCTGGATGCCCCAGAAGCGCGGCCAGTCGGAGCTGGGGGCGAGCGCCTTGTCGATCTTCTCCGGGGAGTCGCCAGGCATGCGCCAGTTGAGCACGTCGTAGCCCACGTCCCGCGTGGCGAAGCTCCAGGGCAGCGGTGCCGGGGCGGTGGTGCTGGTCCAGTCCATGGCGTGCCCTTCGTACCCGCTCCAGAACGGCGTCAGGACGTGCGCAAAGGTGTGGCCGGTGGTCGGCAGGTTGACGTGGGAGATCGTGTACTCGAACCGGCGCTTGCCCTTGCCGACCTCGACCACATCGACGTGTGGCGTCTGGCCGAGCTGGACCTGCCAGCCGTGGCGGTCGTAGGTCTCGGCGCCGGGCTTGTTGGGGGCCAGGCTCAGCTTGGTGTTGCCGACGAAGCGCGCCTTGGGCCTCTCGCCCTGCACCTTGGCAGAGACGACGCCGACGTCGTAGCTCTTGAAGGTGAAGGCGCCCTGCGTGACGTCATATGTCGTGACGGGCACGCCGCTGGTGTAGAACTCGAACACCTGGGGGGCGTCGAGGATCGTGATGAACTCCTCGCCGCCTGAGCGGCGGATGGAGATGGTGTACCCGTCAACCTTGAGCACCCGAGCGAAGTCTGCCCCGCCGAGAACCCGGCGGAGCGTGCTGAGCTGGGACTCGGCGAAGGGAAGAAACTTCCCCCCGCCCGGGTCGACGAGGCGGTGGGCCATGGATCACTGCGCAGGCGTGGTGTAGCGGAACACATCGACAGTGTTCTCGACACCCAGCTCGATGGACAGGTTGGCGATCTGCATGTCGCCGCCCGAGCTGGCGATGGCGCCGTCCAGACGGGGCAGCGTAGTGCTCACCATGTCGTTGTCTAGCGCGTTGCCCTTGAAGCGGAACCAGCCGGGGACGCCGTTCGCAAGGCCGGTGAACTTCCACGTACCGGCCCGCTCGACGGTGCCGTTGGCGGGGGCGCCGAGGGTCAGTCCGTTGGTGGCCACGCCCGGCGTGAACGCGCCGCCGTTCAGGGTGACGGTGCCGAGCAGCGTGCCGGTGGCAGCAGAGTCCGCCGTGGCGGGCTGAGGGCCGCTGCGGATCTCGATGATGCCGTTGGCGAAGGTGGCAGCGAAGCCGGTGCTGCCCGACAGATTGTTGCGCAGGCCAGTGGATTGCTTGATGGTCATGGTATTCCCTTTCAGGTAGATGGATTGAAGGCGGTGCCGCCCTTCTGGATTGCCACGACGACTCGCTTCTGCCCCTCGTCGTGGATCAAAGCGGCTCCGGCTTGAGTGCCAGGGGCCACGCTCACGCGGGCATGCGTGAGGTTCTCGAACTCTGGGAACGCGCACAGACCGCGCTGTGTCCAGAAGTAGGTGCGCTCCTCGTCTGCCGTCCAGGACCAGCCGGGGACCGCGCCGTAGTCGGTCAGCGGGGTCAGCTTCTCGCCGTCATAGGCGCTGATCTCCTTGCCTGTACCGATGAGCAGCCCGCCTTTGGACGGAGCTAGGAGGGTCACGCGCCGGGGCACGAGGAAGAAACTGTCATCCAGCGGCCAGAGGTGCGGGGCGAGCGCCTCGCTCCACCAGACCACCGTCTGGTCCTGCTCGGCGAGGTACTGGGCGGCGTAGAAGCGCCCGCCCCAGACGGCCAGCAGGTAGACGCCGAGGGGCAGCGGGTCGACGAACCCGGTCATCAGGTCGGTACCCAGTGTGTCCGGGTTGGAGCCCCAGGTCATGGCTGTGGCGGTGGTCGTTCCGGCATGCTGGAACACCGTACTGTTGGCGGGAGAAACATAGACCTGGGTGCGCAGGCCGTCGAGCTGGGGGATGCCGCTGATCTGCAGGGCCTCGCCCTCGGCGAGGTCGGTTGATGCGAAGGTCCCGGCCCCGGTCTCGCGCCCGTCGGGCAGCAGGAACGTGAAGCACGCCCGGTACTGCCCCTCGGGCAGGCTGCCGGAGATGCGTGACAGGGTCGGTTCGGGCGGCGTCGGCCAGCGCCAGGGCAGGACGCTGCCGTCCTGGGCGATGACGCCAGAGTCGGTCGAGTTGGCGTAGTAGATGAGATCATTCGTCTCAACCCACTGCACCGGCTCAGCGCCAAGGCCTGCGACCAGCGGGACGGCGGTCGTGTCCGGCAGCACGGCCTTGATGGCGTCGCCGTCATGCACGAACATGCGGCGGAAGTCCTGGGTGGCGAACGCACTGCGCATGACCCCGGCCAACGCTAGGCTGAAGCCCTTGCGGCGCACCACCCCACCCGTCTCCGTGATGTTCACGTTGTCGGCGCGAGTGAGCCACTCCGCCCCGAGTCGGGCAGGGTCCGTGACGTTGTTGAGCCCGCGGAACTGGGTCAGGGTGGAGGATGCCATGCGGTCGCTTGTTATGCACCGAGGGCTTCATACGTCCGCCAACGATCTTTGAAAGATGAACGAGAGTGTACCGCAAAGCCCCGGAGTTAAGGCTTTGCGGTACTGCAGGGGGTTGGGTAGCGAGGAATGAGCGGCCCCGCAAATGGCTCCCACCCCCTGCTGGGGCAGCCGCCATTGTTCGGTTACTGCGCGGGCGTCACCGGCCAGGCGTCGCGGTGCTTTCGGACATCATTCGCGTGGCCGTCAGCTTGACCCGCCAGTTCTTGATAGCTTCGGCTGCAGTCAGCGAATAGTCCACTGACGGTAGTGGCGTACTCAGCGACGGCGGCGGGGGGAGCTGCAGCGATGCGGCGGGCGGTGTCGCTGAGTTGCTCGCGCAGCCCGTCAGACTCACGAGCAGCAGCGGCCAGATGACGGCGAGAGATAGTTTCGCGTTCGGTAGCGGCATTGAGGGCTCCTTGGTATTTCGTAGTGATTGCGTGCTGCTCGGCGCGCAGCGTAGACGTGGCCTCGATGACGGCGTTTGCATGTCCCAGCCGCAGTTCGGCCAGCTCGGCGGTGTAGCGGTTGTCCTGGAAGAACCAGGCGGCCAGTGCCGCGATGACGGCTGCGGCGAGGTGGGTGTAGATCATTGGGCCTCCATGCACTTTTTGTGGCGCTCTTGGGCACGCAGCCACACGCCCCGGCACCCGCTGCCGGGGAGGCTGCAGTCTTTGCCGGTCGCCCGGCGCGAGTCGAGGTTCAGGTAGGCGTTGCAGGATGCCACGTAGTCGCCACGGTTGATGGCCTTGACGACCTCAGACCGGCATGCCCCGCCAGAACCGCGCCAGTAGGCAAAGTCCACCAGGATGTCGTATTCCTGCTGGCTCAGGGGTCCAGTCACGCAGCGCTTGAGCTGCAGCTCGTCCTTGCCGATGTGGGCGAGGCTCATGCGCAGCGCTTTTTGTGGCGTGGTGGTGTCGCCCAGCTTCACCGGTGAGCCGTCTTCCTTGAACGTGGACCCAAAGCCCACCGTGGGACGGTCGCCAGGGATGGGGATGTATGCGCTGTCCCGGTAGCCTTCATGCGATACCAGGGCGATCAGCCCGGCAGCCGAGAGCACCAGCCCGGCCACTGCGGTGCGGCGCTGGCTCATTCGTCGGCCCCTAGTTCGCCAAGGTCGGTGTCCGCCCGCTGCCCGCGCCGTAGGCGCTCCATGCGCAACGCGTGCTCCGCTATGTGGCGGCGGTTCGCTTCGCGCTTGTAGTGCCAGCTGATAAGTACGCCGATCAGCGCGACGACAAGGCCCGCGAGCCCGATAAACTGGCTCGACAGGAGCCACCCGAATACGCCCAGGCCGGCGCCAGCGCCTGCGGTGCGGTCGCCCAGCGTGGCGAGGTGGTTGATAGCTTCGTCGTTCATCTTGTGTTTCCTCTGGTCAAAGTTCTTCTTGGTCGTCTGTGGCGGTCATCGCCGGTCGAAGGGTGGTGTGCCGTGCCTGAGTGGCCGAGTCCCGGAAGCGCAGCACGGTCGCCTCGTCGGAGCGGATCGCGGGGGTAGCCTGTTGCCGGACCAGCAGGTCTTCTGTGCGCAGCGCGCTGAACAGCGGGTTCGCCCGGGCGCCCGTGGGGACCGAGCGACGTATCACGCCGAAGGCCTGTACCGTGGCCTGTATCAGGGCACGCAGGTCAATGGACGTGTCCAGGCCGGCCTCGGAAATGCTCTCGACGGTGAGGGCGCTTTCGAGGCTGATCTGGGTGAGCAGGGCGGCAGTCGCGGCGGCTGCGCTGGTGACGGACGAGGTCAGCAGGATCTCAGTGCCCAGGCCTGCGACCAGAGAAGCCTCGGCAACACCCGAACCGCGGAAGTTCGATCCGACGGTCAGGTCGGCTCCTGCCGAGGCGCTGGCGGTGAGGGCGGCGGCCAGCAGCACGGTGGTGGCGATGGAGCCGCTCGCACTGGCCCGGGCCTGGGCGGCGCCTGTCAGGAAGATCGGGACCGTCAGTGCTCCGTTCGCGGTGGCGGCGCCCTGCCCCGTACCCACCAGTGGCTTGGGTACTTGGAGCGAGAGGGCCTGCCCAGTGCTGGTGGCGGACACAGAAGCAGCCAGGCGGATGCCTGTCGTGGCCGCTGCCGTGCTGGTGCTGGCGGACACCGCCGCTGCCACCATGCGGATAGCCGTTGTCAGGCTGGCGCTGGCCGTGGCCTGGCCGGCGGCTGCCGCATCGAACTTCTGCGGCACCTGCAGGAATGCCGAGGCGCTCGCCTGCGCGCTCGCGGTACCGGCGATGGGCTGGCGCACTGTGAGCGCACCAGAGGCCGTGGCCGCCGACACCGTGGAGCCTGCCAGGGCATGCAGGTTCACGAACCGTGCGGTTGCAGAAGCCTGCCCCTGGGCGGTGGCCGCCATGTTGACGGCCGACGAGTACAGGCGCGGGCCGGTGTCGGCATAGATGCCCACCACGGCGCTGTCGGCGTTGCGCGCGGCCTTGCCGAACAGGGAGCCGTCGAAGACCGAAAAGTCGCCAGTGAGCGCGAGGGCTGCGGGCTTGACCCAGTGGTCGATCTCGTAGGTGTGGGCGAGCCCCGGGGCCACCGGGTCGGTCAGGACATCGAACCCCGAAGTGCGGGCGCTGTAGAAGGTGGGCGCCGAGCTGTAGGCGTCGCCGAACCAATAGCTCGCGGGCACGTTCGCGTCCTTGGCCGAGAACTGCACGGACTCCACGCCGCCGCCCCGGATCAGACGCAGGGCGTTCACGAAGTTGGTGGCCGCGCCGCCCGCGATGGTCATGGCGAGCACGCCGCCCGAGTAGCTGTGGGGGCCGGTCGTGCTGGTGGTCGGGAGCCCGCCCCAGTAGGTCCAGGCCGAGCCGTCGGTGGAGTGCAGCACCCAGCCCGTCGTGTCGGACACGAAGAGCACGAGGAAGCCGTCCGGCGTGCCGAACAGGAACATGGTGGCGGTCGAGGACGGCAGGGCCTGGGCGGCGGACCAAGTGGTGCCGTCCGTGGAGTACCACGCATACCACGTCGAGCCGCTGCGGGCGCACAGGACGAAGCGCCCGTTGGCGCCGGCCATCTTCAGGGAGTCGATGCTCGCCCAGCCGCCCGCAGGCGCCGGGATGGTGGTGCCCACGGTCCAGGCCAAGCCGTCCGTGGTAACGGCGGTCTTGGGGCCGACCGACAGGAACGCACACACCCGGCTGGCGCCGTCCGAGGCCAGCAGGGTCGGCGTCTGGGCGTCAGGCATGGCGATGTCGGTCCAGGCCCCCAGGATCGGGTCGCGGCGCTTGGAGGGCGACATCACGAGGCCGGTGGACGGGGCGAACACCGTGTTCCCAGGCTCGTAGAACGCCGGGGCCTCGGTGACGCCGCCGCCCAGGGTCTTGGAGCGCACGCGCAGGGTGCCCGAGAGCTTGATCTGGGTGAGCAGGGCCGGCGTCGACAGGGTGGCCTCGCTGCGCAAGGTCACGAGGTAGGGGTCGGTGTCGATCAGGGTCGTCGCGGTCGCGGCGCTGGCCGCCGAGGCGCTGCCGTCGAGGGCGTGGCTGACCCGGTTGCCCAGGTAGGCACTGCTCGTGGTCGAGATCGTCGGCGCCGCGCCGAGCAGGCGGGCCGACTGCTTGCCCGTGGCGGTGAGCACCGGGCGGGTCGTGGCGAGGATGGGGTCCCCATCCGTGTTGATGCGGATGCCGGTCTCGGCGAAGTCCTGCGCGTCGGCGATGGAGTAGGTAGGGCCGTAGAACGCGGAGGCCCCAGCGATGGGGTGGGAGTCCCAGTCAATGCCGTTCGTCGTCGAGTAGGCCTTGGTCGCTTGGGTGCCCATGACCATGATCGCCGCGCCTGGAACGCTTGCCAGCTTGGCGCTGGACCCGCCAGCGCCAAGTGGCGCATTGCTCGCGGTCCAGGTGACGCCCGCGTCCAGCGAGTGGTACGTGCCGATGGTCAGTACCCCGGCGACCATGGCCGCGAGGTTGTCGCCCACCGCGTAGGCCAGCGGGGGCGAGGTGACATCGGTGCGGACAGTCCAGGTGATGCCGTCCACCGAGTTGAGGGTGGCGACCTTCGAGGGGTAGCTGATGTAGCTGACCGTGCCGAGGGCCACGAACTTGCCGAGGGTCGCGTCGTACCAGAGACGGTCGCCCGCATCGACGCTCATGCCCGAGCGCAGGGACGGGACGACCCCGTCGGTGAAGGTGGGGCCGAGGCTCCAGCTCTGGCCGTCCGTCGAATACTGTGCCCGCCCTTCGTTCTGGGCGCTCAGGTTGGCGGACGTGTCGACGAGGCGCACGAACTTCCCGTTGCCGAAGACGATGCGGCTGGTCGGCAGGCCGTTCGCACCGGACCCCAGCGTCCAGGTCTTGCCGCCGTCGTCGGAGTAGTAGGGGCGCGAGTTGAACCCGAAGTCGCTGACGATGCGCGTGCCCGCCGCGTTCGAGGCGAAGTAAGGCGCGGACGGGCCATAGATCGCCTGCCCGGTGTCCACCCATCGCTGGCCCTCGTCGTCCGAGTAGAAGAGCCGGTAGGTCGATGCCCCGACGGGGTGGGAGGCCAGCCAGCGCCCGGACGCGAGCACGTAGTGGGGCGTGCCCACGCCTGGGTCGGTGCGGTCGAAGTACAGCCCTGCCCCCTTGACCGACGACCGCGTGCGCAGCGTGCCGATCCACTGGGTAGGCCCGTCGATCAGGGTCGCCGTCGCCGTGGAGGCCACCAGCAGCGGGCCGTCCGTGTAGAGCTTGGTGCCCTTGGCCGTCGTGAGGTCCGCGCTCGCCGACGCGGCGCTCAGCATCGGGTTCGCCAGGAAGATGGGCGAGTAGGCCCCAGCGCCACCGAGGGCTCCGGTCGCCGTCGAGCGCACGTACAGGTCGCCCAGCATGGGCGGCGTGGCGAACGACAGGGTCTCGAAGGTCAGGCGGGCGTAGCTGGTGCCGGTCAGGGCCATCAGCCCGTTGGTGACCGGCAGCATCGTCGCGTCGCCGTTGTAGCGGGCGGCCCACGAGGCGCCGCCGTCGCGGCTGACGTGGTAGGTGGCTCCCGCAGTCACGGCAATGAGGTACTGCGTGCCCACGGCGCGCAGCGACACCGTGCCCGAGGGCGCGTAGCCTGCCAGGGTCCAGGTCGTGCCGTTGGTCGTGGTGAGCACGGCCCCGTTGTTCGTCGCCACGGCGTAGGCCGCGCCGTTGAGCGTGACTGGCGCGCTCAGGGAGGTGATGCCGAGCCCGGTGGGCAGGGTGGCGAGGGTCCAGGCCGTGTCACCCACGCGCCAGCCGACGATCTGGGCGTTCAGGGCCACCAGATAGTAGAGGCCGAGCTTGGCCGTGCCCCGGGCGGTCGTGAAGCCGATGCCCAGCGAGTCGGTGGTCGGCGAGTCGGTCCAGGTGATGCCGTCCGAGCTGCGCTGCAGGTACACCGCCGACGCCGTGCGCAGCGACAGGAACTCCCCCGCCGTGTTCACCAGGGCGCCCAGCGCGTAGCCGTTGCCTGTGGGGTTGGTGTACGCCGGGGTGGCCGTGTAGGGCGAGGCGAGGCGGTAGCGCGTGCTGCTCGACTCGTACACCAGATTGCCGGAGCCGTCGGCGGCAGCCCGCAGGATTTCGTCGGGGCCGTAGGAGAAAGCCGTGTCCGCAAACGACACTCCGCCGTCGGTGGACACGGCGAGAATATCCTGAACGCCAGCCGGCGCGGGCCGGAACCCAAACACCAGTTCCTGGCCGTCGCTGCCCTTCGGGGTGAATGGCAGGCTGGCGTTCGCTACCGTGGAGGTGACCTTGAGGGCCGCGAACGTGGTCAGGCCTGCCGTCAGCACGGACGACTGGGCAGACACGAACCCGAACAGGCCGTCCGAATCGGTCAGGGTGCCGAGCGTGGCGGACTCCGCCGCAGCGCTGCCGCTGATGGGGGTGCTGCGGTCGGTCAGCGTGCCCGTGCCGGACGCGGAGCTGGCGAGCGAGCCGCTGATGGCCTGCGTCGTGGGTGCGCCGCCGAAGGCGATGTTGCGCGAGAACTCGATGTACGAAGCGTGGTCCGACACCACTGCGTTTTCGGTCGTGTTGACCGTCGTACCGTCGAAGTAGAAGCTCACCGAGTAGGCAGTCCCCATCCCCTGCGTGAACTGGGCGCCGATCTGCACGACCAGCACGTCGCCAGCCTGGGCATCCACCACGTCGGTGTCCGCGCCATCGACAGGACGCATCGTGCGCGACACATACGAGACTTGCTCGGAAGACGCCGAGGTCGGCTCCAGCACGCTAGTGAGGGCGTCGTTGAAGTGCAGTCGCCCGATGATCGCGCCCGTCGATGGGCGGAACACAAACACTGCTGCGCCGTTGACGCAGTGGTTGACGTTGAGGTTCGTTTCCGAGTCGGCCACACTCAGCGACATCGTGCCGGTGTTCGAGTAGGTGAACTGCTCGGCGTAGGACAGAGGTTCCGACACGAAGGTGGCCCAGACGCATCCCTGCTGCGCTGTGGTCGGCGAAGTGCCGAGCGTGACCTGCTTCTGCGCGGAGCCCGCAGTACCGAGCATCTGGCGCGGCGTGAGCGAGCCAGGGGCCTCCGCCAGCGCGGGGCCGATACTCAGGGTCTTGGGCGGGTTGTTCGCGCCTGTCCAGGCGAGGTCACGAAAATAGAGGCGGGTCGCCATCAGGCACCGCCTTTCGCCGGCTCCAACTCAACATACGTGAAAGGGCAGCAGCCCCGGAACTCAGGGGTCACAGGGCAGTCCAGCTCAGGAGCCGGGCCGACGGCGCCCTCCCAGCAGTCGCCGCGCCGGTCACACACGCCGTGCACCTCCCAGCGCCGCCCGTCCGTGGTGCGGACGTAGCGGACGTACCCCTCGCGCTGTTCTTCAATCAGGACGAAGGGGTCGCAGGTAGGCGACAGGGCGGACACGGCGCCGGAGATTAGTTGTCGATCTGCAGCGACAGGGCACCAGCGGCGAACTGGGGCGCGGCGTCACCGCTGTTCACGGTCTTGCTGGTGTTCAGCGAGCCATAGAACAGGACGTTGCCCGCTGTGGATGCGTCCATCAGCGCGAAGTGCGTGATCGTCCCCCAGTTGGCCGTGGGTGCCGGGAAGGTCACCGCGCCGTTGTTGCTGGTGGTGCCGGTGTTGCCGCTGGAGGCCGTGGTCGAGCCTGCCGCCTGCGTGCCCGCCCAGTTTGCCAGCGAGCTGGCCACGGCCACGCGGGCGTACGAGCCGCCCGTCACTTCGGTGCCGCCGGTCGATTCCGTGGGCGCAGCGGTGTGCAGCGCGACGTGGATGGTGGCAGGCATCGTGAATGCTTGCCCGCGGAACATCGCGTCAATGATTTTGTTTTCGAGGTAGTCAGACATCGCGGCCATGGCGCGCTCCTTCAGGTGGTGATTTCTTTGGTCACCGACACAGGGCCGGTGAAGAGGCAGGTCACGTCCCCGGAGGGCGCGACCACTTCGAGGTCATAGACCGCGTCGGCCCAGGCGACGAGGGCCGTTTCGTCGTCGCTGATGAACAGCTCGATGAGCTTCTCGGCGTCGTCGACGGTGATGCCGCCGTTCTCGGTCGTGAGGGTCAGCAGTACGGTGCCGCCCACGCGATCCTTGATCGCCATGCGGGCCGTGTAGCCGGTGAGGTCGTGCGGGGCGTACCACTTGAGGTAGCCGCTGCTGCTGTAGGGGCGGAACGAGGCCGAGCTGATCTCGTTCAGCTCGATGGCCGACGGACCGACGACCACAGCCTCGTGGAAGTCTCTGCCCTTTGGCGGGTTGTTCTTCGCGTTCAGTTCGGTCATGCCCTTGGCATCGACCACGGCCACGCGCCAGCCGTCAGGGATGCCGTGCGGCGCCTGGGTGGTGATCTGTACGATGCCTGCCTGGGTCATCGCCTGGATCGCGGCAGTCATGAAGCGCTGGGACTCCCAGCGGGCGATCTTGCGGAAGGTCCGGCCCTGCTGGATGACCAGCGGCGCGATGGTAGGTTGACCGCTCATCACAGACCCCCGTACTGAACAGACCCGACCTGGCGGCGCGCACGAACCTGCTCGGCGCGGGCGCGGGCGCAGTAGTCGCGGAACTTCAGTTCGTAGTCTTCGGATTTGCGACGGTCGAAGGTCTCGGCGTCATGCACGTCGTACGCCAGCCGCTTGGCCCAGTACAGCAGCGCCATGTGGTGCTGCTCGTCGATCTCGAAAGAGCCCCCCTCGCCCACCGGCTCTGGCAGGCGGAACACGTCCAGCGCGACCTCGGCTGCCTCGTTGGGCAGGGGCCAGGCGCGGAGCATGCCCTTCTCGATACCGGCCACCAGAGCCTTCAAAGGCCCGGGGCGACCGTCAAAACGAATACCGCCCTGCTCGGCGCGCTCCTGGTTGACGATGTCGACCGGGCGCCCCGTGCTGGTGAGGTAGGCCTTGCGCAGCTTCAGGATGCGCTTGCTGAGCGGGTACCACTCGACGCCGGGAACGATGCCGAGCTTGATCGACCGCCCGTCCTCGATGCCTTCTGTGAGGCGGCAGAACTCCACCTGCGCTGCGTTGATGTAGGCGTAGACCGTCTCATCCGCAAACAGGTACGGCTGCTCCTGGTCGCGCATCTCTACGCGGAACAGGTCGAGGAGTTCTGTCGCGTCCATGGCGCTCAGTCGTCCTTGCCGACCTTGAACTCAGTCCACAGGATGTCGCGCTCTTTGGCGCCGAGCTTCCAGCCCAGGATCGACTCGAGAGCACCGCCGTGCGGGGCACCGCCGGCAGTGAAGTCTTCGCGGGAGTTGCGCAGGGCCAGCATCTCAAACGCGGCGAAGACGTCGTCCTTGCGCTTGTTCGGGTCTTGGGGCTCGTTGGTCTTGACGGCGCTGGGCGCGTCTTCGATCTCGTCGTCGGGCACGGCACCAATGGCCTGCACCTCGGCGTACAGCTCGGGTGGGACGTGCGTGGGCACGCCCTTTTTGAACTCGACGGACAGGCCCAGCACGGAGGCGTGGACACGGTCGCGGTTGAGGGTGAACTTCATAGCGATCTCCAGGTGATGGAAGAACGGGGCGCTAAGGCCCCGTCTTCATGGTCCCGATCAGTTCGGGTTGACTTCGGTGATACGGCCGTCGGTCGTGTAGTTCACGCGGAGGCGGAACTTGCCGGCCGAGGCGTTGGCCACCGTCGATGCGATGGTCACGCGCACGTTCTTGCCGTCCACAGCCGCCAGGCCCAAACCGGTCAGGGCGACCCGGGTACCGGCTGCGGACAGCAAGGTCGTTGCTGCCAGGAGGGCGGCGGCGGAGGCCGAGGTGCCGACAGCGGCGGTGTAGGCCGTAGGGCCGACGCCCGCCTCTTCGACGATCAGTTCGCCACCGACCACCACCGCGCCCTGGGGCAGGTTGATAACCTCGAAGACACCGGCATCGGTGTAGACGGAGCCGAAGGTCTTGAGGGCCCCGGCGGTGTCTTTCATGGTGTCGTTGAAGCTGAATACGAACTCAGCCGACATGACGGGCTGTGCGCCGCGGGTTGCTTGTTTCAGAGCCATGGTGATGCCCTCCTTACTGAGCCACGTAGCACGAGATCACGCCGAAGTCTTCGACGGAGCCGTTCTCGTAGATGTTGCCGAACTTGGGCTTCAGGAAGCCGAGGATCTTGCCCACCGAGATACCTTGCGAGTTCTCGTAGTCAAAGCCCTTTTCGTTACACTCGGGTGCGCCGATGTCGGCCATGGCCAGCGCCTGGGCGCCGCAGAACAGCACCTGGCAACCGTCGACCGTGCCCACCGCGCCGTACTTCGAGCCAGATGCGGCGCCGGTGGTGTTGGGCACATGGCGGAACTCGTGCAGGTAGATGCCGTCGATCTTCACGGTCGCGCCGGTGAAGAGCGGGTTGGCCTTGTCACGCTCTTGCGCGTGGCGCAGATTGAGCATGTAGTTTTGGTCCATCTTCAGCTTGGCCATGGCCTGGGGCGTCAGGAAGGCGTGGAAGGTTTCCTCGCCGCCGTCTTCCTTCACGCCACGGATGTAGCGGTCCTTGGCGTAGGCCTTGAGCTGCACGAACATTTCCCACATCGGGGTG